TCCCACGCCTCCCGAAGCAACGATCGCATTACTAAACGCTGAAAGCTTTGGTGACGGGACAATTTGGGAGTGTGCGTGTGGAAATGGGGCGATGAGCTCTGTTTTAAAAGACAAAGGTTACCAAGTTTACAGTTCTGACCTAAATGATTACGGGTTTGGGCTTTCTAATGTTGATTACCTGATGACAGTCAAGCCTGATGACAATATTCAATCGGTTGTGACCAATCCGCCATACAAACTGGCTAAAGAGTTTATACTAAGAACGCTTGACTACGATATATACAAGTCAGCTTTCCTTTTACGTCTGTCTTTTCTGGAAAGTATGCGTAGATATGACCAGTTATTCCGTGATAACCCACCGATTCGCGTCCATGTATTCCAAAAACGTCTTACAATATGGAGAGGTGACGAAACACGGGCCGGAAATGGTACAGTTGCCTACGCTTGGTTTGTGTGGGAGAAAGGTTTTTCCGGCAATCCTGAGATTTTTTGGGTATAGCTATTGACCCATATGCGACAATATGATACAATTAAATTGCGACATGTATTTTAAGCTTGGCTTTTTATACTATCAGGCTCCAACAGAGTTCCCCTCCAGAGGGGCCTTATAAAAATCCCGCAGTTCTTTAATCCTTTCTACTGCGGGATTTTTTATTTAAAGCTATCCTTTATACTTCTAATGACATTTTTCAGCGTAAAAGGTTTTTCATTGGGCCGGTACTTACATTTTATTTCTCTGGGGCATTCGCCCGCACCAATCGGGACATACTCATTCCATTGCGTATAGTTAGCCCCGACATATATACAAACCCGCGTTTTGTTTTCTAACAACTGTTTTGCCAACCGGCACGTTGTTGTTTCTTTCTCTCTGGCTATCGCTACGACAACCAAGAACGATATGATGCAGAAAAATATTAGAAAGTAATATATAAAATTATAAAACATGGCCATCACGCCACGCTTTTAGTAATCAACCAGATCATCCAGCCCAAAGCACTTACACCGACCAAGCAAGCAATACCCATGATTGTGTAATCACGGATCATGCGTTTCTGTTCTTCGCGTTGGTAAATAGCTTCACTTCTCTGCCGGCGTATACGACCTTCTTCTTTCAGTAAGTTTTCCCAACCCTGGAGCCCGTAATGTCCTACGATCCAGTTCTTCAGTTCCTCTCGCTGCTTTTGTATTTTCAGTTTGGCACTATAGCTTTGCATAGCCACTTCTTCGACAGAACCATTGAACAATTTGTCAAACGTACTTGGATTGCTTGAGCTTTTATTTATATTGTCAATGTCAGAAACAGCACCCATCCATTTACCAATCGTTTCAGACATTTCTTCAATATCCTTGCCGTGTTGGATAAGTTTTTTAATTTGCGTGTAGGTCTGGCTTGCCACGCTGACAGCCGTGCCTAACGTAATCGGGTCTATCATTTACACACTCAAAAAAATTAATTTTTTACAAAATAACATATACCATTTCGTTGTGAAATGAGATAAAGTCTTATAAACAACTTACGGAGGAAAGAATGAAAAAAAGAGACATACCAAACCGCAGACCATGTGTCACAACAGATGTTGGAGAAGGACTAGCTGTTACTGTTAGTTTCCACCCTGATACGGGCGATGCTGTTGAAGTTTTTATGACGGGAAGAGGGAAAGCGTCCGACAATCCAATGCAAGACGCTCTCTATAATATGGGCGTTAAAGCGTCCGAACTAATGCAGATGGATGATTCGGTTGAGGAATCTTCTCAAGTTCAAGCGGAGTAGCTTCTTTCAAAGGTAAATCACACCGGCCACAGTTTATTGTGTTAGTGTCCTTGCGAAACAGACCACGCGTCTCGGTTCCGCACCAGTCGCATTCTATATAGCGTTTTACTGTATCCATGATAAAATTACCTCATTGGTTACATACTTTTCCGCTATGTAAAACATTAGACAGAAAAGTAAGGTAGATGGTCCGATTAGTTTTATAGTCATAATAACCTCCATTACTTTACATATAGTATTCTACGAATTTGACTTATTGTTAAGCTATATTTCTCAGCCATGTCCGGCAAACCAAATTTTTTCTCGGTCTTTCTCTTCATATGAGTGCCGGTTTGTTCTTCATGTTTGAACTTACCCTTGTTGGCTTCCCAGTACTCTTTTACTTCCTTGATGAAGTCATCGTTAAATTTAGTCATTCCATCTCCCTTCTGTAGAATATGTGGTCATTAATACGAACTGTCTGTGTAAATTCCTTACTCCATGACGGCTTTACATAATATGCGTGGTAATGTGTCGAGCCTTCCGTTAGATCGACCACGTTTAACGGGCCTTCCAGTATAGCCCATGCTATTTCTTCCGCCCATAAGTAAGCTTCACGATCTGTTATTATTTCCGGCCGACCATCACACCAGAAACTAAACTGGCATTTGTCAGGAATTGGTATGGTTTCGTCCCATGAATAGTAATATCCTTGTTTCACGACATCACATACATTGTCCGGATATCGCGGGTCATATACTCTTGTTAAAATGACTTGTCCGACTGCGATTTGCCCCAAAGTGGGTTCTCCCCTTGCTTCGAAGTAAATGGCCGTGGCCAGACATACTAAAGTTGTAAACATAAGCACCTCTTTCTGTTTTTATCTGTAAGAGTTTATAGGAAAAAATAAGAGATGTAAATAAAAATAGTGTTATGAGTTTAGTGCATAGGTGGTATGCATTAATTAGTTACACAAGTATGGGATTTTATGTTATTATATAAGAGTGTTAATAAAAATGGAGAAAAGAATGAAAAAAACACAAAAAATAAAAAAGTGTCGGTTGCCTAAAAATCATCCGGACTACTATGAATTGGAAGAAACAGTAGACCGAGTAACGGGTAAAAAAAGACAAGCACAGGTTTATCCAAATTTGT